TTATAAGCAACAGCAGTCACGCCTACTGTTCCGCCTTCGCCCTCAGCAACAGAAACAACTCGATACTGCTGCGACTGTATATCGCTGGTTTGAATTAAATAAACCGCCTGTGCTTGTGGCGCTTCGCTAAACGCGCTGCTAACAGTGATCGCAGCGCCTGAGATGCTGCTAATTGTCTTTGTCTCAACTAAACCTGTCGGCAACAGCACAGACAGTGTTGGGCTTGCGGCCAGATTTACAGACAGATCAGTGTCACTGTCGATGGTGACGACAGTTGTTGTTGCAGAGCTAACCCTGCCGCTGCGACGTGTGCCAGCACGCAACGGATCAGCAATATCGATGACGATCCCTGGCGTAACAGCAATGCCAGCGTCAATAGAAACAGCAAAGCTGACCGTTTCAGACAGCAGTCTTTCGCTAGTCAGCAACCACTTGCCCAGCCTGTGTGCTTGCCCTTGGCTGTAACAACCAATTGCTTTTACGTCTTTATTAACAATGCCGTATTTAGCGACGGCCTCATGATCCTCAACGTATTCGTATTCAACATCACCTAATGTGTCGTAGCTCTGCCACGCAACCGTTGCGCAGGTGTGGCGTGTCTTCTCTGCTGTGCCGCTGTAAGTGAATAAACCATCAACAACATTGCTAGGCCCAAGTAAATACTGAGAGTCGGCAGGTTTGTCTTGACGCAGAACAAGTGACCCAGCGCCGTAATAACTAATTCCTCTGAAAATGCTGGTCAGTTGCTGGATAACGTTGTAAACCTCATCACGAGTATTTAGCAGCAGATTGAGGCTGAAGCGTGGCTCTTGACCGCCTTTCCCATCATCGACAAGCTCGTTGCAATATCTGCTGATTTCATAGAAGTCGAACACATCAAGCGTCGATTCAGGCACAGAACACCCATAGCGGGTGTCTGTAAGCAAGTCATAAAGGCACCAGGCAGGATCATTCGTCCATGTCGCCGCAGACAACGTGCCGTTAAAAAGTCCTGAATATGTAATCCGGCCCAAGTGCGTTGTTGTGTCAACAGTGCCGTTGCTAGGGATCCTAATTTTTGTGCCACGGATTAGATACTTACGCCGTGGAATATTTTGAAACTGCTTTGAACTAAACCGCAAACCAACCAACGCAGAGTTTGGGTAAGCGAGCTTCTCTGTTTGAATTTCGGTAAAACTTGTAAAAAACGTACTGCTAACTTTCTTGCTTGATGTTTCATCTGCACTGACTCTAACGACTCGCACATCAACAGGAAAACTGCCCGTAAGTGGCACTAAATAGTCGCGCTGATAGCGACTGCTGCTTTTGCCTGAGATAGTGTCAGAAACAACGTCGTTGTATCCGCCGCCGTCATACTGAATCTGAATTTTTACCTGAACCGAGTGCCCAAGGATGTCGCCCTTGTCAGTTACCTCTTGCAGGCTTGGCAATGAAATTGTTAGACGGATCCTGTCAATCTCACTGTTGGTGATCGTTCGGGTAACTGGCGCGGCATTAGTTACCTCAACATTGACTGAACGCTCCGTTTGAATCCCACCCGTTGCGTCAGGGATGTGAGACTGCCCCTGCGTTCCGTTAACTGAAGCAACTGCAAAGTTGTCAAAGTTGAAACTGCCGTCAGCGTTTTGCAGCGCAGTGTCTTCTAAAAAAATGCTTTTTGCGCCGTCATCAAACCCCTCAATCTCACCCTCACAAAGCAGATCAAGTACGTTGGCAAACTGCTCAGACGAAAGCGAATCATCTTGTTCAACAGGTGTGCGACCACCACCGCCGCCACCTTTGCCGCCGCCGCCGCCGGAACCAAGGATCAGTTTTTCGTCAAGCATCAGCTTTTACGCCGGAGAAGGAAGGCCAAAGTTAGGTTTTCTTCGCTCTGATCATTAGGTGAGTGATCAACATCTAAACCACTACTAATCACTGCTGAACCAACAAAAAGCCGCCCATAGGCTATTGGCACCGCCAAGCCTTGCTGGCTGGTGTTGGTGATTCCGCTAAAACTGAAATTCTGAATCCTATTCGCTTCTTTCAGCTCAAGCCCTGAAGGTGGCGTAGGCGAAATGATCTGTGAGACGCCTGTCAGAACCAAACCAGCACCAACAGCAGACAACGCCGTGCCAACTGTCGTCAGTGTTCCAATCGTTGCTGGAGCTAATGGACCAAAAACGCCAAACGCAGAGCTTCCAAACAAGCCAGCGCCAGGAAACAAAAACGATGCACCGATTAGCAAACCACCAAGCAAGATACGGCCAAACCCACCACCAGCGCCAGCAATCACAGGCGTGATGCTAAAAACCTCACGCTCTGACCAGGGCAAAGCCAACACGCTCACGTCATCAGGTGTCGCCTCCTGCTTGCCAACCCTTACCCGGTAGCCGACGCCATCCTGCTCACTATCAATGAGCCATTTATCTAAGCCTGGGAAATTAACGCACAGCGCCTTTACTGCCTGCGCTGGTGTCGCCACGTCAAGCTCAAACCGGCACTGCCCTAATCGCTTACGCAAAGCGCCGTAAACCTTAACGACTTTCATGGCGTATAGCGCGGTCTGTGGCCTTCAAATAGTAGCCACCCAGTAAATCCCGAGAACTCAAGCGGCCCTGCACGTGGTGCAAAATTTGCTGTTCGCCTAAGTAGATCGCAGCATGATTAGGCACAGGCGATTGCAGGTTCATAAGCAACAGGTCGCCACGCTGCAGCTCTTGAGTCGGCACCCGCAAGAAATTTTCCTTAGCGAAATTTTCGACATACATATTTTCGCCGTTGTGCCACCACTGATCACGACGGTGATAGTCACTCAACGTGATTCCGTACTCACGCTGAAAAAAGTCGCGCACCAAGGTGTAGCAGTCCACAATCCCGTGAACAAACTCGCGCCCTACATACTGCAGCTCAAAGCCTTCAGGCTCGCAGTAGCCCCAACCCTCAGTGTTCGGGTTGACAATGAACCACGGCAAACCGGACTTTTCGCACGCAACACGATCAGCCTCTGATGGCCTGGGGTTGGTCACAGGGTGACTGTGGCAAACCGCCACTATCTCGCCCTTGTCCTCTACCTCATGCCAGCCGTCAAGCACAAAGTGTTCATCCGGGGTTTGTGCAATGTTGCGGCATGGGAAATAACGCCGCCTGCCCTTCACAACAGCAACCAGCCCGCAGCACTCTTTTGGGAACTCATCCTTGGCGTGTTGCAGGATGTCCGCCTGCATCGCATCAGTCAGCTTCATCGCGTCAAACCAGCGCCAGGAAATGAGCCAAATGGCAACGTTCCATTCTCACCGAACCGCAGCTTGCAGGACGCTAAACGCTTGCCGCAAACGTCCTGAGCCAACGTGCTGACGCTGTTGCCGTTGACATCAAAGAAGTTGCTGCCGGTGTAGCTGCACTCACTGCTCCGATAGATCCATTGGCAGGTGTTGGCGACGACCTGCCGCTTTGGCAGCTTTTGCCCAGCGAGATCGAACTCACTGGCAAGCTCAAACGTAACAACGTCGCGGGTCTCTGTTGCTTTGCGATTGATACGCCAGATTTCTGTTGGGAACCTAGCGTTTGGATCTGCTGTTGATTCGCCGTCTAGATAACGCTTCAGAGTGCGGATCCGTTTAACTGTTGCACCCGTCAGATCATTGCCTGTTGTGGTGGCGTTGACCAGCGCCAGCAGCGTAGTCATCGTCCCGTCAAGGTTGGCAATTGTCAGCGTCGGTTGCGGCAACGTTCCACTCGATCGCATCTCGAATCCGTCAGCTTGCAACGGAAAACGTGTGTATGCGTTGCCGTCAAAAACGATGTTGCCTGTCACCGCAGCATTGCTGCCAGCATGAAAGCGGTAAACGTCAGAACTACCGTGCAGCGTGCTGTTTAAATGCAGCTCAAACAGCTCAATAATCGCGCTGGGCGCAAGAACTGAAACATCCTCGTAGACGCTGCTGATCGCAGTCCAAACAGCTGTGTTGTCAGTAACCGTGCTGCCAATATCTGTCGGCCAACTCGGCTCACTGCTGGCAGATGTGCCAGCCGTTGTGCAGCGAAACCACAAGCCACTCGCTTGGCTCGCAGTAGCCCTACGAACGTCACCAACAGAAAAAGCGGTGCTGGCTGCCCAGGCTGCGACTGCTGCCATTACGGTTCAAATACTTCGCGAAAGGTTGCGTTAATTGTGGCGCGGTTCACAAATGGAATTGATTTGCTCCAGCTTTCACAAACAAATTTTGAACTGCTGCCTTCACCTGGTGGTGTGAAATCAAACGATGCTGAATCGTCAGCACGGGCATCTAAGAAAGTTTCGATTGTGTCTGAATCAGTTTCAGAAACCTCGAAGGTGAGCTGATAAATCTTCGGGTTTTGATTCAATCCGTACTTCAGGCGGAGTTCAAAACCATCACCGAAACGCACGCTCCGCGTTGCAGGGCGGCTGCGTTTTTGGATGCCGTAGGTCGGCGTGATTGCAGGGAAATTAGCCATCAGATAGCAGCGATAAGGCCACCAGGCCGTTTTTGTTTAATCAGTTCCTGTTGTACTGCCAACCCAATTGCTTTGCCAAGTTGAGCACCTTGGCCGCTGCTGGCATCAGCAGAAGTTTCAGAGGCATCAACGTTGACGGTGATTGTCGTGCCGCCACCCATGCCAACACCATTTGGCAGGATCGTGCCAGCGCGATCAGGGACAAACAGCTCAGGGCCACGTTCGCCAACAACAGAAGGGCGACCAACTGCTGGACGGCCGCCATTTGCAAAGCCTGGTAAAGCTGAGAACAAGCTGCTGGTAGGGAAAGCAGCCTGAAGCAAACTGTTAACGCCAAGCTGCAACAACTGTCGACCAACATCATTGAGAACGCCTGACAACGCTTCTGATGCGCTCTTGGCCTGCATCAAGGTATCGACAATTCCGGTACTGATGGTTTGACCGATGCCACCAAACAACTGCTCAAGGCGTTGTGCTTCGGCTTGCTGTCTTTTTAAGGCTTCTTCCTTTGCATCATTTGCAGCTTTTGTATCAGCGACTCGTTTTTGTTCTGCTTTGCCTAAGTCAAAGTTAGTTTGTAGTTGATCCCGCAGTTTTTGCAGCTCGGATTCTTTCAAATCTGGGAATTGTCTGTTGAGTTCAAATTTTGCCATCACAAGCCCTAATTGAGCCTTTTCTTCTTTTGTCGTTGCCGCTGCTAACAAACCCTCTTGTTTTTTCTTCAGCAACAAAGCACCAAATTTTTGTTGCTGAGCGACGATTGGGTCGGTTTGTGTTGCACCCGCGCTACTTGTCCTATTTAAAAGATCAGGTATTCCTGTATTCCCTTTTAACGTAGGCGCACTAACAGGTGCTTTAAGAGTCCCTCTCTTGAAACCTTCCTGCCTCATAAGATCTTCAAATCGCTCGTTTCGCAGTCGTTGAAATTCTTCGTTGTTAAGAGCACCGAAAGCAAAGCCAGTGGCAGGCAACCCTTGGCGACGGCGTTGGGTTTCTTCAGCTTCTGAACCAGCCTGCCTAAATAAACGTTGCTGCTCTTTTTGCGACAAGCCGACTTTACCTGCCATTGCTGCTTGGTTCATCATCTTGACGATGCTGTTAATAACAGTCGTTGTGTCGTCTAGGACAAATTTAAGAACAGGAGAAAGCGTGTTTCCTATCGTTACGGCAATTCTTTCAATACCATCTACAAGAGTTGAAAACTTGCCTGCGAGCGTCTCTGACTGAGCGATAGCGCCGTTGGCATATTTTCCGCCTGTGTCAGTAATGTTTTGCAGCGCCAAATTAACAGCATCTGCGCTGATGCGACCGCCCTCAAGTGCCTTGCGGAACTCGTCTGCGGTAAGCCCGTACATTTTCTGCAGCTCGTCTTGGAGGCTGACTCCACGTTCCTGAAGCTGTAGCAGCTCTTCACCCTGCAGCCTTCCTTTGGCTTGGATCTGACCAAAGGCAGTCGCGATGCCGCCAAGATCAGCGCCAGTTGCACCCGCAACATCAGCTAGCCGTTTAGTGACATCAACAACCTCTTCAGTCTCAAACCCAAATGCTTTCAGCCGTTTGGCCGTTTCAATAAGCTCTGTGCTTGTGAATGGCGTCACAGCGCCAAACTGCTGCAGTTCGCTAATAATGTTGCGAGCGTTGCCTAACGAACCGGTTAGCACTTCAAGGCTCTTGGTTTGGCGTTCTAGTTCTGCCGTCTTAAAGAGTACGAACTTGCCAGCCTGAAAAATTCCAAAGCCTGCAACGAGGCCACGAACAGCTCTTCCAAGTTTGTTCACTCCCTTGGAAGCTGTATCAGCAGCCTTTCCTGTATTTCTGATTCCTTTATTTGTTCTTTGGATACTGTTCTGAGCTTTACTGACAGCCCCTTCAAGTTTTTTTGTTTCTACCGTGACACGCTTAAGCGGGTTGATCGCTTTTGCAGCATTAACAATCAGCTCAACAGTTGACTGTGCCACGGCTGCCTAGCAATAGCTTGATTCTACCTCCGCATTTGCTTTGCACGCTGCATTGCTTTTTCCTCATGCTCCGCCTTGACTTCATAAAAAGCAGCGAAATGAACAAGCTCCGCGTCAGTTAACTCTGTGCGGAGCCTGCTGACTGTCATACCAAGTTCGCAGGCCAGAAAAAACTCAAAGTAAGTCCAGCTGTCCTGCTTCAGTCGTTTTTTGCTTCTTCAAGGTCAGCTTCTTCTCCTAGGCCAAACAAGAACAGCTCAATCTCGTTTAATACAGATTCAGGGAGCTGGCGCTGAAGCTTGTTTGCGTCAGCAGCAGCAAAAGCCTTGGTGCCATCCTCAAGCTCAGCAATTTGACACAGCATGTTTGTGCTGATGTCTAATGCCTCATCAGTACCGGCTAACTGCTGTGCTTTCTTGCGGTCGGCGCGTGTGATCGGTTTGAAAAACAGATCTACAACTTTCTTGCCTTCAGCGTTTTTTAGTTCAAACTTGCGGCGCTGGTTGAGGTCAAACGCCCCAACCAGCAGATCAACGGTGCGATTTCCAGCAGGCATTTAGACGACAGATTTGTCATCTAAACTATAGCCTCATCACTCAAGGTTAGATGTGATGGTGCTGCTGGTGATGAAATTGCAGGTGGCAACAACTAGCTCACCGACAGTTGAAGTGATCTCCATGTCAGTGATAATTCCGCCAAAAGAAACCGAATCAGTGCCGTTTGTGTTGCCGGTAGTGAACAACTCAAACGAAGCATCAGCAGTGTCAGGTGATTTGATGATGTCTTCGACAAACGCAGCTTGGCCCGTTGCATCTGGGTCGTAAACCAGCTCAACTGTTCCAGAGCCGGAAATCATGCTGCCAACAAATTGGCGGAAAGTGTTTCCATGGACTGAAGTGTCCAGGGTTTCTTTAGTGATTGACAAGCTCCAGCTTCTAGTACCGACAACAGTGGCAAGGCTGCCGCTGCCGGTCTCAAATTCAACTGAACCGGATTCGCCGCGAATGGTGGCCATGGTCAGAGTTCCTCGATGGATTCAAAGGTCACACGGACCTGGGTTTGGAAGTAGCCCTCGGGTGCTGCTGAAAGCAGTGCCTCTGGACCTGTTGCAGCGTCGAAGAAAACCCCCGACACGATGACCCTATTGTAAAGGTCTCGAATCCTTTTGCCGATGACAAAATTGGCTCCAGGGCCAACACCTTTGGCAGAGAAGATATTGATGGTGACAATTCCGATAATTCTGTTTTGAGAATTAGTTGTCAGCCCTTGGCTTAGATACTCGTTTGCCCCAAAACTGACAAGGCATTGAACAAACGATGAGTTAGGCGTTGGCTCAAACGCCATGTTGTGAAACACAACTGGAACAGCAGGGCTGCTAGCCAGCTCTGTCGCAAGCCTGCCTTCAATGGTGGCCCTGATTGCATTGAGATCAGCAGCAGCCATTAGTTACGCCTCCTAAACGCTGCAATAAATTTAGGAACGCGGGTAACAGCAATTTCTTTGCCAATCAAATCAGGAAAGCCTGGGACTGTTCCTTGGCGTGTCTTGTAATCGTCTCCCCAAGATGGCGGCAAATTATTGCCATACAAAACAGGTTCCGCATATTCAACATTGTTCGTGATTTCAGCTTCAAACTTGCCAATGCTTGTTTGCCACGCATTGCGCAACCGACCCGTCTCAACCGGGGTTTTTTCTTTTACTCCTTTTGCCCATTCAAGTGCAGTCAGCTTCACGACAAGCTGCACCTCTTCTTCCATCAGATCAGCAATCTGATCAATTCTGATCTGACGTGCCATCGTTATGCCCTCAGGATTAGTTCGTGGGTGATCGCCGTGTTGTCTTGCTCCGTCGTTTCAACGCGAATGATTTGATGCACAATCGTGCTGATCACAACGCGATCTTTTGTTTCTGGTGCTGATGGCAAATCCTTTGCTGCAACCGTCAGGCGCTTGTCACCCTGCTGAACAAGCTCATTCACCTCGCGAACGCTTACATCTTCCAAGACACCCTTGACGTCGGTGTCGCTGGCTGTCTCAGCAATTGCACCCGTGGTGGCGTTATAGGCACCAGCAGAAACGTAACGAACTGTCACATCACCGCCGAACTTTGCGATGACAGTACCGGCCACTTTCTCAAGGGATTGAGCAAGTCCCATCAGACGTTATAAACAACGACATGACCAGAGGTCAAAGTAATCGAAGTAAAGATCACGCCTTCGATGCAAGCACCGTGATGAAGATCAATTGCAGACGGAGCACCCGATCCGTTCTCAGTAATGCCTTCAGAAGTCATCGCGGCAATAACTGCATTCTTCAAGGCTTCCACCTTGTAAAACCTGCCAGTGTGCGCGGCTGTATCAGTAATGATGATTGCCTTTGACGGCGAATAACCCATGCCCATGATCAGC